CTTCCATCTTCTCCCCCTTTAGTTTGTGATAGGTAGGTTTCAATCCACTTATACAAGTCGTAGCCGTATGTGTAGCCATCAACCCAGCCCTCGTCTGTTAGATACTTACCAAACCCCCTCACAGCTTCCCCTCTTTCCTTTTGTACTTCGGTGTTTGGTGTGTATCTCTCAAGAATATACTTCTGTACTTCGGGATATTTTGATAAAACTTCTGCAACTCTTTTTATTTCCTCTATCTGTTCATCTATAATTTTCATTCTGTCTCCTTTTGTTTGGTTTTGAGGGCTAAAATCAACATTACCGCTTCCTTCCTATCAATAAGTGCTGACTGATAGTCATCATCAACCACTTCTTTGTCCATATTCTGTAACACCTCAATTACCTTATCTATTACACTATCCCAGCTATCTTTGGTGGGTTGAAGGGCTTTATCCTGAAACCTTAATATTAAATCAACTAAGGTACTAAATACCTGTTTTGTGGATAACACCGACATCTCCTTCCCAGCCCTCTTGTAAACCATAAAATTATTGTTAAACTCTCGGAGTTCATTCTTTAAAATCTGTTCTTCTATCTCTCTGGCTGTATATGGTTTCATTTTTCCTCACTTCCATTTAACTTATTACTGCTATCTTTGGTGGGTTTGAGATACGAACTAAATCTATCTCTGATTTGGGTTCTAATACGCACTAAATACCCCTGCCCGTCAGAGGTGCTTTTATTTCCTATATCTTCAAGGAACTCCAATACTGCCAACAACATCGCTTTCCTTGCTATAAAGACTTCCTTTTCCACATCAACGCTTGGAGTTGATTTGGAATATTCTGTCTCGTTGTTAGGTTTAACCTTACTGTTGTACTTTTTCATCATAATCCTCCAAAAAGAAATCAAATACTTCGGCAGGTGTTCCATATACCTTGAAACTGCCTTCCTCTGCGAATCGTTCCATAAAAGCCTTCTTCTTTCTCGTAATTGTCAGATATGCTAGGTTTTTTACAAGAGTAGAGAGCTCCCTTTCGGCTCTTGCAAAGTTAAATCCGTTGTACTCACTATCAAAACAAGCTCTTAGTATTTCTTCTATTAAGCCGTCGGGACTGTCGGGTTCGTTAATGGGCTCGGCGGGCTGGTTATGCTTTTTCGTTACCTTATTCGTTACCCCACCAACGCTTTGCACGGGTTTACTGACACCCCTGTTACCGGGAATCGCCCTATTCTTATCCGTTGCCGGGAATCCCGGTGTTTCCTCATATAAAGATACGAGTTCGTTAGTGCAATCCCTTACATCAGCTTCACTCATTATGCCCTCTCCCCATTTGATAACTATCTCCTCTACTTTCTGTCTATATTCTTGTAGTGTCATTTGTTTTCCTCCTTAGTGGGGGAGTCTATGGGTTCCGTTCTACCAATCCCCGCACATTTACAAGCCCAATGACATGTATAAGGATTCTTCCAAAACCTCTCTAAAGCTCTTTCACTTTTTCCATGTGTTGGACAATCGTTATCTATTTTCATCTTCCCCTCACTTTCCTTAGTTCGTTCAAACCATATAACTTACCTTCAAGGCTTGAAGCAGTCCGTATTATCTCAATACACTCTTCTTCGGTCCGGGGGGCACTATTTTTCTTAAGAACAGCTCTTCCTGCTACCGAGGAACACTTCTTCGGACCTTTTAAAAATGAATACAACCTACCTACCTTTTTCATAAACACCTTACTGTAGCGCGGATCTAAAACCCTTGGATTATACCCGGTAATTAAAGTTACAGGCATATTATTTCCCTTCTATACGCTCCTTAAACTTTGTTACAAACTTCTCAGGGGTATGGAGCGGGGGAGCCCAGGACTCCCTATGACCCCCGTACAGACAATATTCTTGTATCCTTCCTTTGTGATAACTGTTGGCTTTAGCATAGTCATCTATCTCATCTATCAACGTATTCTCGTATATGTAACTCATAGTATACGGTGATAACGAACCTATAGTAGACATATCCCTAGATTTCTCCTTGCGGTAGGGAGAGGAAAGCCAATTATTAAAGGCGAGTATGGAATTACCACATTTTTTACCCTTACCTTCGTACCACGTAGCGAGGTCCCGGACCATGTGTAGGAGTTCGTCCACCGCAGCCTTACTGATCCATTCAGGGTAGTATTTTAAAAAGGTTTTCCTGGTACAAGGTTTTAAGGAGCAAAGAGCCGTGTAGAGAGGGAGCGAGGGAGCGGGGAGATCTATAAACTCTGTAGAGGGCTCAGACTCGGTTTCAGATTTAGGTTTAAGTTCCTTCGGAGCGAGGGAGCCCGGTTCGGATTCTAAGGGAGAGATTGTTTCGAAGTCTAGGGGCGGAGAGTTTCGAAGCGAAGGGGCGAGGGGGACAGGTAAGGAACCAGGATACTCTTTTAAAAAAGATTTTTTTGCCTTCTTACTACTACTACTAATATCCTTATTATCATTATTATCATTATTGAATGTTGTTATTTGTTTGTTATTTGTTTGTTGATTGTTTGTTATTTGTTTGTTAGGTTGCCTGTTAACGCCTTGATAGTCTTTGTACTTATTTATTGTTATGACAGTGTATCTGTTGGTAGTTTTGATTGTTATTTCGCCTGTTGATTTTAGCTTATTTAACGCAGTGCGCACTTGTTGCACTGACAAAGCACCAATCTCCGTTGCTATATTTCCGTAGCTGGTAATTTTTTGACCTTCTTTTATGGCTATGCCGCACCATTCTGTGTCTTTGTGACTTGCTGTAAAAATAAGGTGTGTGAATACGCGGTACACGTTGGTGTCTGCGTACCATTGCCATTCCACTATTTTTCTGTGTATGGATACCCAACCGCTAATTGACATGCATTTCCTTTCTAAAACCAAATATCCCCCCGCCGGTTGAAAAGAATTTACAGGAGACTTTTCTATCTACAGCGATATAAAACGCGACGGGGGAGTATTTAATTTTAGTTAGTAATTTTTTAAACATTGCTGTAGATTCTGACTTCTGGCGTATTTTTTGCCTCCTGTTTCTAATATTTTAGGCTTTCCATACTGAAAGTCAATACGTATTTGTTGTTTAGGGCGGAAGTTACCTGACGGCTTCCCCCGCCCCGTTTGTGCTTATAGCGCGTGATAGTCCTGTGAATATTTACAGGTGTCCATCAGTTTGCCTTGGTTGTAAAAGCAAAGCATCACATCCAACGGCATTTCGACCAGCTGTGATCTGAGCCAGTCAGTTACCTCTTTCACGCTCTCCTCGAAAGTATCAAAGCAGAATTTACGGTTACCCCTAGCGAAGAATCCAAACTCGTTGGTCTTACCAATCGATTCACAAAACTTATGGTGTCCCTCCGAGTTTTCACCTCTCCCGGATTCTAGTGTACGGATTTTTTCAACCAGCTCCCCCAGCCCCTCTTCATAAACGATTTTAGTCTTATCGGTTTGAGTGAGTGTTTTTTTCTCTGCAGCTAACACAGTGAAAGGTTCTGTTGATTCTACCTCTAGCAGGGTAATTACTATAGGTTTCTGGGTTACTAACGGAGATCTAATCTCTACGTTGTGCCACTTGCTCCACAAAACTATTCCCCGGAAGTCCGCAAGGATTAACCCCAAATCTACCAAGGTAAGCACCAAGCACACGCCCAGCAGTATTTTTTGCCTTTTAGTTAAGGCAATATTCAGTTTTTGCATTTTCTATCACCTCCTTAAAAATCGAAAAATTTATAATATAATCCAATTACGGTCGAATGTTTCCCAGCTTCTATAGGGGCATTGAAACGGTTTTATAATTACCGGGTAGAAATTACCTATCACCCAGCCCAGCGGTCCTCTTGAATACTCTGCGATGGTCAACTTGTATATTTTTCCCGTCTCTAACATCGGGAAAGTCTCGTCTGGTTTTCCTATAAACCTGCAACGTCTAATCATTTGCAATCCTCCTAAAAAAATGTTATATACATAATGCCCGTTGAGCCTATGTGCAACCGCCCTGTGTTTACACGGTGCGCTTTGTTCCTCTAAGCGAGACGGGCAACTTTTTATATTTTATGGTAGTACGCCACGGCTAACTTCTCAGCTCTCTTAACGAAAGCTCTGCTCTCACACGTCAGGGCAAGTCCCGCGTGAGTATTTAACAGTTTTGCTGTTAGTTTGTGTCCGTCCCGGTGAAACTCTACGCGGTCAAGTCGGTAGTGTTTAGCGTTCGGGGCTTTATATGTTGCTATTAGCATTTTTAGTCTCCTGTAATTAAATACAATTAAAATACTTCAGCTCCGCCGTCTAGCCTTATTATTGTGTGTTTTACATCTCCCACGTTCGTGCCTTCTATTGCTCTGGTGCATAAATACTCAGCTCCGCCGTCGGTTCGTTTAAAGAATAGCGTGTATTTACTCGCTACCGCTATTGTGTCGTAGATATTTAGTTTTTTAGTTGTTGTGACCATTGGTTTCTTCCTCTTCCCATGAAATTAAGTAACTGTTTTCGCTTTTCCCTCCGCCTAAGTTTGAAACTCTAACTTCTAAGGCTTCGGCTAGTCTGATAATTGACTCCTTGCCACAACCGCCGTCGATGTAGACTTTGTCTCCGTCTTCGTAAAGTATATGTTGTTTGTTTGTTTTCTTGTTGTAGAAGTGCAACCCGTAAAATGTATCCGTTCCGACATTCTTTGCCCGTTCAATAATCGGCGTGTATTTTGTCAGCACGTACGCAAGGGAAGTTCCCCCCATATCGTAGCCCCCACCACTACAGCCACACGAACGGTCTGTAAAGGTGTTGAAATTTTTAGTTATGTGCGCGGTACAACGTAGCCCTCGGCTGCTGTCTTTCCACGTTTGTCTGAGTATAATTTGCTCGGTCATTTTTTTAGTCTCCTGTAAAAACCAATTAAATAAGTTATCTGAACAGTCTGCGAATACGTGCGAGATAGAACATTTTTCTATGTTCTCTTTCAAGCTTTTTGATAAAGCTTTTTGTGGCTGGGTAATGTATTGCCATCTTTTTGTCTCCTGTAATAAATAAGTACGTTGTGCCTTTAGTGGTTTTGTTTTTCCACTATCAGAATTCTAGCATTAAAATACGTATCTGTCAAGTATATTCTATCCGGGAAGTTTTAGAAAAATACTCTAATCTGTATTGTAGTATGTCGCCTCTTTATAGTTTGCGGGAAATATGCGGGAATTATAAAAAACTAGTAATGCAACACCTCGATTATGGCGTGGTTACAGCCTATAGTCGTACACGTCGTTATATATACATTATACGACGTGGTTTTGAAATAAAAAAACTGGTACTATTGCTTGTAACTACAGCCAAAGCAACCGAATGTGGCAACCCGTTGGGCAGGGGCAGAAGAGGGTGAAGTATCCTATAGTAAACGAAACAAGGAGTTTATCCCGCCATTAAAAGATTTCCGTCAGGGGGTGGGGGATAACTCCTAGCGGGGTCGCAACACAGTAGTGATATCCCTCGCTACATTTGACCAAATTCCCCGCTACTTTACAAATTCGTATCTGTACTATAAGATAACTTTATGTCACGAACAAAGGATGTTTCCCCTGTCGCATCAACAACAAGCATTAAATTCTTACAGGAATCCGGCTACATCGATTCCCCTAACTGTGCTATATGCAGCGCCACTCACCCAGTCTCCCACATCCCTGTGCGCCCCGATCTCGAAGAAATATGGGTCCGTGCCGGTTCGCATAAAGCTCTCTCGTTCCTTCGCGGCTGTGGCATTAACGTAACTATCCGCTCCCTGCAACGTCACATCCAGAACCACGCTCCCTACCTTCGTGCAGGAATATGGCTAAAGCGCTCCCAAGATCTCATCAAAGCTGCCGTAGAAGAACACGCTGAAGCTGAGGTTGCAGTTCAAAACATCATAAACATCGGTAACAAAATGGTTCTTGAAGGTGCGCTCCCCGTTACCGAGCGACTTTTTGTCGAATCTCTAAAACTCCAAAGCAAAAACAAACAAGTCTCCTCGCTCCGAGGTTTCCTTGACGAAATAGAATCGGGCGCTTTTTCCAATGCAGAGCTTGTTGATGATAATAAAAAACAACTTGCATCCCCGGTCATTGAAGGCGAAACTGTAGAAGACGATATTTACACCACCCAACCCACCCCAAATGACCCCCCTCTTTCCTCTGAAACACCTCCTTCTTTAAATCCTAATACCGAAGATGGTACTTCTATCGTTTCAGCTCCTGAAACTTCACCAGAACCAATCCTAGAGCCTCCGATAAAAAAGAAAATAATTACTAAACCTCCATTAAAGAAGATACCTAAAGCCAAAATGCTTGAAACATTTGATGATTTTAAACCATTTTTCCCCGAAGCGGAGGGACCTGATGTCGATTGAAGCCGCTAAAGAATACTACGCAAAATATTTTAAACTCGGTAAGGACGACCCCGAAATATTTATTTCTAAAATTGTGTCTCCCGCGCATTGGCGTAACCCCATAACCGGACAAGAAGAAGAAATGCGACCTAATGGTCCACAGCTTAAATGGCTTAAAAACTCAATAATGCCCTATAACGTGTTTGCAGCGGGTAACTCTTCCGGTAAATCTTTTGGTTCTGCCTTTAAAGCAGTTTGGTTTGCGAATTATAAAAAAAAGCCGGGAAAAAACTATGGGAGCTATGCAGAATTCATTTCACAACCCTATAAAGTTTTACTATCGGGTCCCGAATCCAAGCAGGCAATGTCTCTTTTTGAACAGGTTGAATTCTTACTTAAAAATTCCCCTTATTTGTCTCAGAAGATTGTCAGTATAACTACCGGAACTAAAAGAGATCCCCACGCCTGTATTGACCTGGATAACGGGGCTTCTATTCACGCCATATCAACCAAAAACAAAGGTAAGCACATTGAGTCCGGGGACTTTGATTTGATTATTTTTGATGAGCCTGCAGACGAACCCCACTTAAGTTATGTTATCGATAAAGTATTGGTTCCCCGTATGTTTAGACGTGGCGGTGTTTTAGACCTTGTCGGTACTCCTAAAGATAGCCCGGAGTTTTTAGACTGGTATCGTAAAGGTTGCTCCTCTGAGGATGAGTTTTATGACCCTCGCTACGTCGAACCTGAGTCCTACTACTCCCAAAACGCGTCCTCCTTTGAAAATCCGTTTGCAGACCAGGAGAAGATTCAGCAGTATGCATCCACTAAAAACGAGGATATTATTCAGGAAAGACTTTACGGTAAATTTGTCAATTTCTCTGATTCTGCCTTCCCGGAGACTGTTATCCATGCGTGTCTTAACCCCGAACTTCCTGTGCATATTGAACCGTCTGACGGAAGGATTTATGTCACGGGAGTTGATTTTGGTAGGAAAAACGACTTTACCGTGGCAGTTACTTTAGACGTGACGGAGTTCCCTTTTACCGTCGTCGACTTCGGTCGTTGGGGAGGGGGTAATGTATCTTGGGAGTTTATTTTTAACCAGCTTTATAGTATATTTGAGAAATATAGGTCAGAATTTTTTGTCGATGCGACATCTTCTGGCGGTGACATGCAAGTAGAGTGGCTGAACGGTATGGGCGTGTTTTATAAGCAATTTATTTACACTCCCGCCAAAAAGGTTATACTGATAAATAACCTACAGGATATGATGGCAAGGAGTAGAGTTAGGTTCGGGCTAATACCGGAGCTTAAAGATGAGCTTAGGTTTTACCCGCGAAGTCTCGAAGATAAACACTTCGACACGGACTGTGTTATGGGTCTTGCGCTCGCCTGCCTGCGTGCCAAAGATTTTGGTAATGTAAGCGAGCCGTACGAATATTAAATGACTAATATAATTACTAATGTTAAAAATGCTCTAGGTTATGCAGAACCCGCTGTTATTGAAGTAGCCCGGCTTTGGAACTCCATGTCGGATATTTATTCCCAAAGTACAACCAACTCACGAAGACACAGAGACATGTTTTTAGGAAGTCAATGGACTTCGGAAGATCTGAGTAAAAAAGATAGAGTGCATAGAGTATATAACTATGGGGCACAACTTTTACGTAAATTTCAGATGTATGAAGGAGCTAAAGGGTTTGATTTAAATGTTAAATATACTAATGACGATGAGCTTTCTTTACTTATTGCAGAGGCTACTGAAGCTTTAGCCTATCAGATATTAGATAGCGCTAAATTCTTTTCTAAATACTTAGAATCACGTCTTGCTAAAAGCCTTTACGGAACTATTTACTACGGACCTTTATGGAACTCGGATAATAAAGACGGAGGACCGAAAGGGACTTTAGAAATAAGAACTTTAACCTCCGAAAGATGCCGCGTTTTATATCAGGATAATAACTTCGAAGTGCCGGAAGCTTTCATTACTTGTAAGAGAATGCATGTGGATGTTGCTCGAAGAATTTACGGCGGTTTGGTGGAAAAAACTATTGAACCGGATGACTATGTTAATTCTGACGAATATAACAAAGCTGTTAAAGATTACGTTTTTAGTACGCAGCCTTCGGGTTCCTATAATCTTGACAGTAAAAATATGGTGACTATTTGGAATATGACTAATACCGAAAGGTATGTGGTTACCGTGGGACACCAGGTAGCTATTGATAGAGAGCACGGATATAAGATAAACGGCAAGGGTTTTTGCCCCATCGTTCAGGAGCATAACATTTACTTAACAGGCTATCATATTGGGTTTTCCGATCTGTATTTTGTTGAGGATCAGCTCCGCGCTTTAAATAAACTTTACTCGCTTTTGGAAGAGATTGTTGAGGATAACGCATATCCTATTATGTTTGAAATAAACAACTCTCTTAGAGGTCAGAAACTTAAAAGAGGAGAGATGAGAGGTAAAGTGTTCCCGATGACCGTAGGACCTAATGAAGAGGGTATAAGACAGCTTCAGGCTTCCACTTTAGTACAGCCGGTACTTGCTGCTATAGCTGAAGTTAAGTCTACTATATTTGATATTTCTTCTATGCCTGCAGCTGCTTTTGGAGCTTACCAACCTAACACCAAGTCGGGTTTTCAAGCAACTGTTCAGATGCAGCCCGCACTTCAGGAGATAGACGGAAGACAGGTAAGAACTGCTGAAGCTTTAAATACTCTTATCAGACAATGCCTTGCTATTTTAGAAAAAGAAGATCCCGATTCACTTACTATAAGTCTACCTGCTGAGACCAATCCGGCGGATGGTCAGGTTATAATTCCTGAACAGAAAGTAAAACTTAGTAACCTATCCGCACACACAATTGAGATTTTATTTGGAAATCCGCTACCTAAAGACGATGCCAGGGTGATTCAAAACGAGACTATGAAATATACTAATAAACTACAGTCTAAGAGAACTACAATGCAGAATCTTGGTGTGGAGAGTCCTTCTAAAGAAAACAACATTATAGAGCAGGAAGATATTAAATTAGCGGAAATTCAGGCTAAGGTGCAATCCATAATGGCTGAGGCGGAGGCTGCAGTTATAGCTAAACAACAGGCAGCAGCTACACCGAAACCAACGGCAGATGCTGGAGCTAACGGTCCTTTGAAACCGGGACAGAATCCCGAACAGAAGATGCCTACTCCTATTGGAGAAGAAGAGCCTGCTGTGGAAACTGCTGGAGAGGCGGTAGCGGAAACCAGCACGCTTTAGTATGAAATATGGCTTACAAGACCGAAAGTCCAACAAAATCAAGAAGAAGCTTAACAAGAGCCTCCGCAAATTCAAGGGGTTACTCAAGCGTTTTAAGCGGGTTTTCTTCTTCTTTAAATGATGTAAGGAAAACTTTATTATCTGAGGCTTTATCCCGTATAAACTATGAGATAGAAGTTAACGCGTCTTCCAACGAAGATAAGTTAAATCTGTATGAAAACTATCTTGAAAACTTAACTCCCGGAACTTCCGAGTACTATGATACTGCGCTTAAGATTCAGAACCTTAGAGACTCTTTATCTACTGAGGATTTTAACTATGCTAAAGCTTTATATTCCGGTAATCAGATCTCTGCTGAGGAATACTATAGGATACTAAAAGAGAGGGTAAATGAGGATGATTTATCCGATAAAGAGAGAACTCAAAGAACTTTAGATCTTTGGGATTTTGAAAGAAAAGTTAAAAATAATGCTACGGACGATGCCTTAAGAGAGGCAGCTTTACAGGAAAGCCAGGGTATTATATCTGCTTTTGATAGGCTTTCTGTTATTCAGGCAGCTTACGATGCTGAGACCGACCCGGACCGAAAACAGACCCTTAAAGGACAACTTATTGCTCAAAGGGATGCCTCTGTAAAGGAAAATCAGTCTTATAGGGAGCTTATTATCAGAAAAGGTATCCAGGAAGGAACTGCCACTAAAAGTGATTTATTGGCTTTATATGCTGAGAAATATCAGACTGCGAAGACTCCAAACGATGCTTTACAGGCTGAAATAAGTTTACAAAACCTTCTTAAGGAGGTTACAGCTGATAACAGTAAGATGTTTAAAAAGGAAGTAAAAGATATAGTAGCTGTTTTAGATAATAAGATTGAACAGGCAAGAAGAGACGGGGATGTAACCGCTCTTAAGCTTTTATATGATAACAAAGCTGGTGTTATTCAGCAGTTTTTCAATAGTGAGGATGTTTCTTTAGAAGATAAGGAAAGTTCTTCTACGTTTTTTACATTTTTAAAAGAAACCTACGGTAAAGATTACGATATTGACTCCGGAACGGTGATAGATGTAGCACCTACAGCCGAAAACAACATTGAAATAGTAGAAGAGGCGTTACATAACCCCGATTCTTCTTTAATTGTAAGGACTTTTAGTCCCAGCGGTATCGGAACTAATAAGATTGTCAGAGGAGAAAAAACTACCATCACAAAACCCGACGGTACTATTGAAAATTTCTATGATTTTGGAAAAAATGTTGCTGTTTCAAGAATAGATACCTCTTTAACAAAGGAAGCTATTGACCCAATTACCGGACAGGTTTTAAAGGATGAGCAGGGAAATCCTATCAGGGTGGGTGCAACTCCTTCCGGGCGAGAACTTAAGAGTTTGCCTGATAATTACGGTGATGTTTTACAGGTTGGGAATCTTAAGCCTTTAAGTGCAAATGAGTTTAAGGGGGAGTATGTGGATCTTTATAAAGATTCCGGTGGAAATATGGTACGCGGTTACAAGGTTTATGGGGAGAGGTTCAAAAACACTTTGGGGGCACAGCCTGTTGCTGGGGAGAATAATGCGTTTTTACTTACCACAAAGGATAATCAGATACCTAATCAGAAGTATGTTAAAGAGCAGGAGCTTTACAGACCTACGATTAAAAATATTGTTGAGGGAATACCTAAAGGTGTAGTGAATACTATAAAATCTGCTTTTACCCCCTCGTCCCAAGTACAAAGAGATACCCTTGCTATGCAGGGAATTGGTGACATAGCAAACGATGTTTCAAACACTATAAAAAAGATTGATTTTAGCGGTCTTACCCAGGGAATTCAGAACAATGTGTCTGATATTAAGATTCCTGAAGTAAAACTGCCTGATTTTAGTAAGAATTTTGCTAATATTGAGAGTGATATTCAAAGGCAACTTCTAAGTAGTGTTTTTAAACCTAATGTTGTTTTAAATACTGTTTCGGGTAATTACACAAGAGCAATTACCGGAGCTGTGACTAATTTTGTTAGAAACTCCCCTCTTGGGAATAATTTTATGAATTCGGTTGGAAATTTCTTTAGTGGTGCTCTCAATACTGTAAGAAATTGGTTCGGAGGTAATTAATGCCTTACAACAGACCGTCCTGGGCTTCCTCGGTCCGAAATAAATATGCAAAGCTTGTCCCAACTCTCGGCGGTGCTGAGGGGTATGCACGTGCTTCCGAAGATATTGGCATAAGACCTGAAGATATACCTGTTATCAGAAGAGGTCCTGCAAATATAGCCGATGTTTTACCGGGTGCTGGAGCTCAAAACGCTAAGGTAGATTTTAGTAGAAGTACAAACAATACTTATAACAACAGAAACTTTAATGTTACAGGAGCCAAACCCGGTCTTTTTGGGACTTTGGTTTCTTCAGGAAAGGTAACTTTAAGAAATGCTGGGGAACTTTTAAGTAAGCTTGACCCCTCTATGGTTATTGGTTCTGTAAAGGGAACGGTAGCTGAAACAGGGGAATCTTTTAAAAGGCTTTTTGGTGCTAATGCCTTAAATATCAGTAATTTTGTAACGGATGCTACATTTAGAAAAATGGCTTTGGGGCAGAAGTTAACGCAGGAGGAGATGGCTGCTTGGAGTGAAATGCGTGGTAAGGAGCTTTCCGATAAATATAAGAAGTTGGGACTTGATCCTACCAAGCAGTACGGTATTGGCGATGCTGCTGGGGATGTGTTTAACGTGGTAACTGCCGCTGCCAGCGTAATACCTGTAGCAAAGGCGGGGGTTGCCGCTTTTAAAGCCGCTCCTATTGTCGGTAGGACACTTATTTCTTCCTTTACAACCAAGATAGGTACAGAAGCTGTTAAAGATGCTGTAAAGGCTGGGGGACCTTTAATTATAGATACTGCTGGTAATGTTTTTGCTAAACCTACTTCTAAAGTTATAGTAAAGACATTTTTAACCGAAGGGTTAAAGGACGGGTTTAAGTTCTTTAATGCTACTGCTGGTACTGTTGCTATTGAGGCTTATAAGCAGGGCGTAAATATTGAACTTATGAACGAGGTTAGAAAAATCATATCTCCTGAGGCGGCGCTAAGAATTGAAAGAGACCAAAGAGCTTATGTTGGTTCTTTAAGTCTTGGAGAAAGGCTGACACTTGACTTAGCGGTAGGTATTTATCTTCCTTTTTATGTTCCCGGACTTAGGACCACTTTTAACTTGGTAACAAACGGAAAGCAGGCAGTAGAGACCGCTATGATAAGTCGTGCTTTTGATAAAGCGTTTTCAGATCCTAAATCTATTGAAATTTTAAATAAGATATCTGAGGTTACTGATTTAGGCACAGGTCTTGCTGGGGATGTTCAGCTTAAGGGAAATCTTTTAAAACATCTTTCTACCGTTATGGGTGAAGACCAGGTAGCAATTACTACCGAGCACGTTTTAGAAACTATGGAATCTTGGGCTAAAAACCCTATCGCTGAGGTAGCTTTAAAAAGAGCGGAGCTTGAGAAGACTTCTACTAACCTTTCGTGGTATTCGGATAAACTTGGGCGCGCTTTAACTCCGGACGAGAGATTAATGCACTGGTTTATAACTGAAACCCAAGGTAAATATATCGGAGATTTAGGGGATAACCTTGCTTTTGAGTTTGAAAAAGCTTTAAAACTTAGAACTTCCGGTATTGCCGAAGGGTTTGAAGATGTTACAAAAATAGTTACAAGGCAGGAAGACATAAAGCTTCTTGCTGGAGACATTACCAGGGTCGGAGATGTGGGTTCTGCTAGATCTGCTATAGACGGAATGCTTCTTAATAAGACTGAGCTTTTATCCACTCTCAGGGATAAACTCAGAGGTCTTGGAGGGGATTTAATTGAAAGAGACGGAAAATTTATAATTCCTGAGCAGTTTGTAAAACTTCCTGAGATAGGTGATATAAAAAATGCTTTGAGGGATATAAACGAGGAGATACTTGCTACTATTTCTCAAGCTAAAGCTTTGGGAATATCGGATAATATCTTAAAACTTCCTTCTAATAAATGGCTTCTTAAGGAGTGGGATGCTACTACAGCCTTTAACAGTATCAGAGCTTCTTCTGAGACGGCTCAGTTTCAGAGAGGTTTATTCCAAAACTTTGATTTAAAAAATATAAGTCAGATAAAACTATGGGCTAGTAAGAATGCTGAGGCTTTAGACAGAATCTTCTCCGGTGGGGGTGCTTCTCCTAAACTTAAAGCTATGTTTGCCGATGCTGTAATTGACTTTAGAAACTTTAACCCCGATGCTTCGGAGAACGATGTTTTACAGTTTTTACTTTCTCTTCCAAGCAAGGAGGAGGCTTTAGGACGTGTTCCTAAATGGGTTACAAGCACCTTAAGTAAAGCAGAAAAACTAACATTAAAAATGAATGAAGCTGTTTCTAACTTTGATAAACAACTTTTGGCTAACATAAGAGCCGGGGCGGATTTACCTAAACAAACTGTGGAAGATATCGTTACTGAAACTAGAAGGATTGAGGCGCAATTACCTCGCGGGGCGTTTGCTCCTGAGTATTTATCCAAGACAAGCAGATGGGGAGCTGGGGTAACGGAGATTCCTTTAGCAGATGAGCCTTTAAAGGTTGAAGGCTGGGCAAAACTTATAGCTGATTTTTCAGATTCTAATGGGATAACAAGAGCTGTAACAGACTACCTGGTTCCTCATAACCCTACAGATATTTATGTTAAGGCAATGAATAATCTATCAAATCTTATAGAAAAACAAGCTCCTGGTAAAACCGAGAGTGTTATGAGACAGATATCAAAGATTCAGGATAAAGGTATATCTCTTATACCGCTGATGCCTGGCGGCGGTCCCAAGTGGGAAGCTTTAGGTAAACCTATGGTATCTGGTGTTGATTGGAAGACTTTAGATAAACTCGGAGCTTCCTTCGGCGTTGATAATCTCGGCAGGATGACAAGGGAAGCGTTTGTTAATGTTTTAACTGAGTCGGGTGTTCGTATGGGTATTGTAGACCGTCTAAGAGCTGCTCCTGGGATTGGGGCAATATACGATGCTTTATATAGACAATGGATGCTTACCCGTTTTGCTTTAAATCCTATGTTTCATGCTCAACAGGTTCCTGAAGCGGGTATTATAGGTATCTTAAGATCATTTAACTTGCCCGAAGGAATGTCTAAAAACTATATCCATTACGCAACAAGAAACCCTTTAACTTCTATGACTGCTGAGGAGCTTGAGCTTTATAAGGCTGTGTCTTCAAGGGGTTTGGGTAGAGGTACAAGAGATGCTCTAATGGACGTTGATATATTAAAGGGTACTACTTTGGAAGAAAATAAAAGACTTGCAGCCTTCATGGCGGAGTTCCCGGTTCAAGTCAGAGGACAACTTTTTGATATGCCCGCTTTAAAGAACGTAGATCCTTTGGTGCTGGAAGATTATAGGGACTGGATTTTAGGGCTACAGCAGAGTCCCAAAGCTATGGCGGATGCTATAAATGAGGCTTTTTCAACTACTGGGTTTGATTTAAAAAGCGAGGCGATAAAAAGAGCTGTACAAACTACAAGGGTAGAGGTACAGAAATTTACTACTTATAACCTTAACAGGTCTGCTCTTGAAAAGGATTTACACGCCTTTCTTTTCCCGTTTTCTTATCAGAAGAAGTTTTGGACTGAGGTAGGAAAGTTCGTTGGCGGAGGTTCTGTACTCAGACCTGTTGTAGTCAGCGAGGCTTTTAAAGGTATTTCCGATATAAACGATAGTCCTACTATGCAGGAAGTACGCGCCAAGTATCCTACGATGACTGGGTGGATTTGGAACATACTTCCGTTTAATCCTACCTATCCTTTAATAGATATTACTCAGGGTAGTTATTGGTTGGGGGGTATTAGAGCAGATCCCACACAAGCAGTTCTGTGGGATACATTTGTAAATAGTAGTGGTAAATATAATCTTTTTGAAGACCCCACGGCAGCTGCACAAAAAGTAGGGGGCGGTGGCTTTAAGTTCTGGACACAGGACGTAGCTACAGCTTTAAATGAGGTGTTCAAGCAGGAAACCCCGTCACAACAATCAAAATATATATGGATGCTTAACAGGCTTCGACAAGAAGCCGAGTTGCAAAAGCATTGACACCTATAGTATTTAGTTTTAGGATATATGTATTGTTTAATACCTTGAAGGGGGGTGTTTAAATTGGAGCCTGATAAAAAATTGCCTGATGAAACGTCTAAGGCTGATGAACCACTTAACGTAGAACCGGAAAAAAAGCCGGGAGAGCCGACAAGTGAGTCTAAGCCAACCGAACCGTCTAAAGAGGAACCTGTAAAAACTGAGGATCCTCAAAAAGCAATTCAGAAGCATGCCGATCTTCGTAAGAAGGCGGAAGAAGATGCAGAAGTCGCAAGAAAAGAAGCCGAGATAGCAAAAAAAGCTGCCGAGGAATCTGAAACTAAACTTGCAAACCTGCGTAAAGAGAAGGCTGAAATACAGATTAAAAATCGTATTCAGAACTCGAATCTTCCGGAATCTATGAAGGAGAAAGCTTTAAAGGACCCCGTTAAGTGGCTAGTTGCACAGAATACGGATAAAGTTCCTGAAAAGCCTACTTGGGATGATATTGATACTCTTATCAATACTGAATTGGATGGTACGGTAACTGGTTATGAAACCGACTTTGGGCGTAAACCTTCGCCGAAATCCACCTTTATAGATTTAGATAATGCTCCTGCGAGTGCTCCCGGTAAGGAGATATCTCGTAGTAAGCTTGCTGGTATGTCTCCTTACGAAATAGCTAAACTTCCTACGGAAGTTGTAGAAGAAATGAAGAAGAAGGAAGCAAGTAATAATTAAATCTTTGAGGAGGTGAAAAGTAAAAAATGAGTGATTCAGGAATAGTTGCAATGGATTATGCCATTCCAGAAGTTTGGGCTGCGGAAGTTTTGGTGGAAGGTGAGAAACAGCAATTTTGGAGTCAGTTCGAGGGAGCGCAGGGCTCCGGAATGCCGGTTATCCGAAAGGATGACTTGTCCAAAATGGCTGGTGATACCATCCATATCATCACAGTATCGAATCTAACAGGAGCCGGAGTTACCGGGGAAACCGCACTAGCTGATAGTGAGGAAACCTTAGTAGTCGGTGAAGTTCAGGTTACGATTGCCAGACTTAGACACGCTATCAGATTTACAAGAGATGCGATCCAACGATCGATAATTGATTGTAGAACTGTTGCAAAAGGAAGGTTAGCCTACTGGTTAGCCGACAAATTGGATTCAGCCATGTTCACGATTGCAGGAACCGGAAATACATATAATGTGTATGGAGGTACAGCAACCGGAACTGGTAACTTGACCTCCGGGTCAGGGAACGGTATGTCAGCTGCTTTAGTTTCGAGAACGAAAGTTAAGCTCTCGGATAACAAAGCACTTCCCATTAGAACGTCAAACGGAAACAAGTACTACGCACTAGTTATGCATACCTATGATGGGTATACATTGAAGCAGGACACCACATTTAACAGTAATTTGTTAAGTGCTGCTGCTAGAGGCGAAAACCATCCTATCTTCACGGGTTCTTTAGGGATCTATGACGGTATGATATTGTACGTTTCTCAAAACGTATCTAATACAGATAGCAAATCTAAGTGTGTGGCGTTTGGTGGTGAGGCTTTTGCCAGAGCATATGGACAATACCCAGACTGGGTAGAGGAATGGTTTGACTACAAGAATAAACTTGGTATTGCTACATCCGTGGTCTATGGAGACAAGAGAGCAGTCGAAGCGAATTCAGTTGTGGTAAACACCTATGCTGCAAACCCCAATGCCTAGGGATCTGCTGACTAGCGGAGAATACAGGTAATCTCTATTACTCAACCTGTCCGTGAGGGAGGGACCCTTACACGGGGGTACGTTAAGCCCTTGTTTTAAAAGTAGATATTTGCAAATATCTCTCCTTCGGTATTCCCTTCCCGGAGGAGAGTTCATTGAGGGGAACATTGGATGAACATATTATATTTAGCAAACACGAAAGTTATCGATGGGTGCGGTTACTACCGAAATCTCCTACCTTCCCTGTATTTGGAGTCTTCGGGTATGGATACCTGCAAGATAACTAATCAGATAGTCACAAAAACGGATAAAGATAAGAAGGGTAATATCACTAACGTATATTACGAGCTTTCTATTCTTCAATGGGCGGATATTTTAGTCTTTAATAGGTTTTTGGATGCTCCTTACGAGCCCCTGGTAAAAACAATGATTCAGGCAGCCAAGCATTACAAGACCGCCATTATCTATGAAACTGATGATGATTTTTACAATATCCCTCTTTCCAATCCTGTAAGGGAGAATGCTTTAAGGGCTCTGCCTCTTATAAGAATAATGATGGAAGCTGCAGATGCTTATACGGTTACCACTAAAAGACTCGGAGAAACGCTGGAAGAAAACTCTATCAGGGAAAAGCCTGTGTATGTACTTCCTAATTCGGTAGAAATCGGAAGATTTGTTGTTAAACACGACCTGTTCTTAAAGCCTAAAAAGCCGGGAGTTATAAGGATAGGCTGGTCTGGGGGTGCTACCCATGTTAATGATTTTAAGAAGACCGGTTGTTTTGACGCTTTAAAAGAGATTATGGCTACAAATAACGACGTTGAATTCGTTTTTATGGGTAGTTCTAATGTGGATGAAATATTTGACTTTAAGCACGAGTCTGTAGGCTTTGTTCCTATAGACATCTTCCCGGAAACCTTAAGAAGCCTGGACTTGGATATTGCTTTGTGCCCTTTGGAAGACTATAAGTTTAATTCAAACAAGTCTGCTATTAAATGGGAAGAGTATTCTGCTTGTGGTTACGTTACCGTCTATTCTAATGTTCCCCCCTACTCCGATGTTATAAAGGATGGGAAGACTGGTTTTGCTGTAAATAATACCAAGGAGGAGTGGGTAAGCACTATAAATAGACTTATAGCAGATAAGGGCTTAAGAACCCGAACTGCCAGGCTTGCCTTTTCTGAGGTCCATAATAAGTTCAACATGGAAAAGAACTTTATGTTGTGGCATAGGGCATATAAACAGGTCTTAAAACGCTAGACACTTGTTTACAAACCTTATTTGACATATAATTTGGTTGAAGGGAAAGTATAAAATTGGAGGATTTTTAGATGCCTATAGCGCAATCTGATATAAAATTCTTTAAATCTGCTGCTACAGATTCAGATGGTGGGGCTATTTCCGCGACTGAAATAACGGATAATACCTTAAATAACCTATTTGACGACGTTTCAGGGGATGAGGCTCAGGCTGGCGATGTTGAATACCGAAAGATATTCATAAAAAACAACCACGGTTCTTTAACATGGATCGCGGTAAAGGCTTGGATTGAGTCTCTTACATCTTCTACGGACGACGAGATAGCTATTTCACTATCTACTAACTTAACTGGGTCTAATGCTACTGGGGACGGTCAGAGCTACGTTGCTCCTACTGCCAAGACTCACGGCGATGTCTTGGTTGTTGGAAATCTTACTGCTGGTGGATATAAAGATATTTGGATCAGAAGGACCGTTAGTGCTGGAGCCGCTGCCTTTACAAACGACACGGCTGTTTTAAAAGCTGAAGGCGAAACAGCTGCCTAACGTATTTTAATATGGATGCCATAAAGAATTTCGTAAAAGTCGAGGTCTCTACCGGCTACGATTCTGCTGCTACTTCTGTAGTCTTAAAAGCAGGAGACGGTGCAAAACTTCCTGATCCCGCAACCGCTAACTATAATCTTGTTTGGTGGAATTCTACCGACTACGCCGATCCTGCCGACGACCCTTATGTTTCTATTGTCCGGGTTACCGGTAAGTCTACGGACACTTTAACTGTTGTACAGCCTTCCTCTGCTACAGGTAATAACTATAACGGGGAAACTTCTTCCAATACTGCACAAAATCATAATATAGCCGATAAGGTTTATAAGATGGCTTTAGCCCCTACCTATAAGGTATTTAATGACCTTGTTCCTAAATCTTTGATTGCTGCTAAGGGAGATTTGGTTGTTGGTAGTGCCGCCAGTACCCCGGCAATATTAACTGTTGGTGCAAACAACAAAATTCCAATAGCCGCAAGTGGCGAGGCAACGGGTTTGAAATGGGATTATGTGGGTTCTTTAATAAACGCACCCGAAGGATTTTTAATCAACGGTAAGATAGTCCCTAGCGCAACCGTACCTACAATAGATAATAACTTAGGAAGTACCGCTTCTGATTTGGGTTTTGAAACTGATTATTGGTATGCACAACCATTTACAACAGGTGCGGGTATAACAGCACTTGATTTATGTACATTTCAACTTAAAAAGACAGGAAGCCCGACAGGTAACATGACTATTGAAATACAATCTGATAATGCGGGTTCTCCTAGCGGTACTGTTTTATATACTACTACTTTAGATGTAGCAACTCTTACAACAGCCTATGCTACATATGCAATATTTCCTAGACTTACCGTTACCGCCGCTACTAAGTACCATTTTTGTTGGAAGGGACAGGATGCTTGGGCAGCAGGAACTACAGTAACTGTTGGATTTGCTAGTGGTTCGGGACTTCCCACCATGCATTATGGAGCAGGAAACTTTGCAAGTTCCTCTACTTCTTTAACCTTGAACTTAAAAACTTATGTAAATGCGGGGGACTTAACAGTAGCGATAAAAGGTATGGGTGGTAACGACCCGTCATCTACAAATCCTGTGTATTGTAGGATAGGCGATACTGTAAGAAGTATTACAGCAGCTTTATCGGTTACTAAAAATGCAGGAACTAATTGGTTTAACTCTGGCTCTACTAAGTTAGCGATGAAAGAAATTGATTACTTTGTATATCTTGGGTATAACGCAACAGATGGGGTGGTAGTTGGTTTTTCAAGAAGACCGCATGGACATATATATAGTGATTTTTCAGCAACCACTACTGACGAGAAATACTGTGCAATTTCAACAATAACAAACGCAGCAGCAGGGGATAACTATGTTAATGTGGGTAGGTTTGCTGCAACTCTAAGTGCAACAGTAGCACTCACTTGGACAGTACCAACATTTACAGGAATAAATTTAATACAGAGACCGATTTACACTACAAGATGGTTGTCGTATACACCTGCACTATATGCTTCCACAACAGACCCAATATTAGGGTCTTCTCCAATACAAACAGGAAGATATATGATTATTGATAGAATGTGTATTGCCCAGGCTCAAATAGCTTTCGGCAGTTCTGGGGCAAACGCAGGTTCTGGTGATTACAGACCAGGATTACCTGTTAATGCGGGTGGTGAAACAGCCAACCATACAAGATACATGGGTTCTGGTTTTGCGTATGACGCAACTGGTAGCACTTATCCTTTAGCTGTGGCTGTTGTGTATAACATCGCAGCCGATAGGGTATGGACAATGTACTATGCAAATGCAGCAGTTACACACGCAGCACCTGTTGGATGGACTACCAACGATACATTTGGAATAACAATTTCTTATGAGGTATCTTAAAATGAAAGGAAATATATGACATCTAACAACACGAACAAATTTAGAGTAAAAAAAAAGGTAACTTCGTTATAATCTTCGGGAGGGATATTTAAATGCCTTACGGCTCATCATCATACGGTTCTTCAACATACGGCGGAGGTGGGGGTAGAAGCTTTATTAGTAAGGTTTTAACCCTAATCTATAATATTTTCAGTAACGTCAGCATCACTCTTACAGTCATATACATCATCAGAAATCTTGTAAATAATACACTTTCCTTTATCTATATTATTTTAAATAATGTAAGTAACACTTTGTCTGTTATATGGAATATAATGGCTACGGTTGCCGCTAGAATCTTTACGTTTATCTATAACATACGAAATAATGTAAGTAACAGCCTGACTATCGTATGGATCCTTCGCTACTTCGTTAATAAATCTTTACATCTTATTTACAACATCTACGCGTTTCTTTCCAACCAGCTTTTCATCCTTTGGAACCTCCTAAACCACGCATCAAACCAGCTTTCCCTCCTCTGGAACCTTCGCTCCTTCGTGAGTAATACACTATCGGTCATATGGATAATTACCGGGGTTATTTCAAAAGCTCTAATATTAGTCTATAATATAATTAAGTTTGAAATAGGTTACCGTAGGAAACCTGTTATTATAGGGTCTTCTCTCGAAAACCCGGTAATTATAGGCGCTACTAAAGACTCTCCTACGATGTTAGAAACAGCGGGTGACTCTCCACAGGTGTTGTCCGCAGGAGAATAAAATGAACGCACCAGTTTATATAACCAACCCGGAAGACGGGATAGCAACATATGATACTATAGATATTCTTAGAAGTGTTGATAGTTATGCCTCAGTTTATGCTAATGAGGATATAGACCTTACCACCAGAAACCAATTCGGTCCTGGATACACTCAGTATATGGATCTAAGCGGTAATTCCTCCTATTCCTATAAAACACGTTTTAAAAACTCAGTAAGTGGGGCGGTATCAGAACTTTCAGATATCCTATTAACAGGCTCTTCCTATGCCATCTCAGAGGCAAGACGTATTATAAGAGATGCCGACTCAGCCTCCTATGTTTTTACAGATGCCGAGGTTAAAGCCGCGGAAAAAAGAGCTGTAGGTTCCTTATTCCCCAGGCTTTTAGTAGGGGATAAAGATGAGTCTAAAACCATAGTTGTAGATACTTTAGATTATGACCTTCCTGTAAACTGCTTCAGAATTAAGCAGGTTTTTAAAGGTACTGTAGCAGACGGCACTTGGGAAGAATTAGAAAACTACGAAAATATAGACGGTAAGACCTTAAGGCTGGATGAAGGCGATGTTGGAGAAGCCCTAAAACTTACCATTTATTTTAACCGTCCTTTAAGAAACTCCGGGGAAGTGCCTCTCAGACTTCAGCCTATTGTAATATATGAGATACTCGGCGAGTTATACGAGATGCTTGCTAATGACCGAGGTATCAAGTTTAAAGCTTTCCAAGCCCTGCAAAGAGACAGCGATATAAGACCTGAAACATTAAAGCAGATGGCTCAGGATGCTAGAGCTACAGCAGAGCGTTTAAAAAGCACTATAGAAAGGGGTTAACATGACCGCCCGCAAGGAATACTTATTGGATTCCGAACCCGAAATCACCTTTAACGATAATACCGATAAGAATAATTGGTATCGGCTTATAAGCTTGATTTTTGATACTAATGTCCGAAACATAGAGGATGAGAAAGCTGATATGGGTATCGAAGATTACGATTCTAAGCTTGGTAAAGGTACAGGGAAGTTAAAGGTTGGAATATTTGCTGAGAATGAAGGAAAGTTAAACAAGCTTATATCCGATATTAAAAAAGCATTAAATCCCGTTCTTATGCAGGAAAACACTAATTCTGATGAAGGGTATTTGCCTTTTAAATGGACCGAGACTATAGATACTACCGCCTATAATATGGAGGTTTGGGTTAAATCTTTGGAAATACCGAGGGTTTTATTAAATGAGAATGGTTCCGGCGCTATTACCGAATGTAATGTAAAGGCTAAAGAACCTAAGAAATTCTCTCAGGAAACCATTGATATTATAGTGAATACCGCCAGCGCTACGGGAATAGGAACTAACGCCGGGGATATGCCTACCTATCCTACCGTTACTATCACAGGTCCTTCTCAAGCTTCTCCTAAAATATACTACAGCGAGACCGGGGAGTATTTTGAAGTAAACGATACTTTAGGTCTTGTGGATGAGTATGTTATAGACTTTAAAGAAGCAACAGTTAAGAAAAACGGAGTCAATGCCTACGACAAAAAGACAGCAGCCTCTAAGTTTTTCAGTTTAAAATCCGGTGTAGTAACCATAGTCTGTTCTAATTTGAGTAGCGGTCACGCACACATAGCCTTTAAAAGTGCGTGGACGTTATAAACGCCATGTTAAATCCTGAAATAAAAATAGTAGCCGAGAATGCAGCCGGGACAGAACTTTGCGAGTTTAAAAAAGCCTCTTTTATTTCTTTTACTAGGTTTTTATCCTCTGTTGGGGAACTGACTTTTGTTATTCCCAGGACTGACCCAAACTTCGTACATTTAGTAGGTTTAAAGACCCATCTTAAGGTCTTTAGAGACGGGGTACTGGTTTGGAAAGGAATATACGATTATCTTAGAGAAGACATGTACACCTATACTGTGTTTGCCAGTACCTACGAGAGTTTACTGGACTATTATCTAATAAATCCCACAGCTGCAGCTACTTCTACTTCCCGTGCTTTTACCACCAAAAAACTGGGAACTGAGATTGCTCAGATACTTTTTAACGAGGCGGTAGCTAAAACTAACAGTTTGCTTTCAGGATTTACTTTAGGTACTGTAGAAAATCCGTATACGCCGGGAACTACTACCGAGATGACTGCAAGCTACTCTTTTGATTACGATAAGCTTTCCTATGTAATACGCTCTTTAGCTAAGTCCGGGGGAGCTGATTGGAAGATGGGATTTGATAAAACCTTTAACTTCTACAGAAGGCTCGGATCAGATAAGGCTGCTATAGTTTTCCATATAAAAGACGGAGAACCTTCCAATATAGTTGATTTTAAAAGAGATCAGGATTTTAGAAAAATAGGTAATAGTATCTTTGCTTTCGGTGTGGGAGTAAAGGTTAACTTCTTAAAAAGCGTTAAAACCGATGCAACCAGCCAAACTACCCACGGGCTTATGGAAAGAAACCTTGGAATGCCTAAAGACCTCATAGACCAGGCAGCCTTAGATAAGCTGGTAGATGACCAGATTCAGGTAACAAAGCTCCCTACAAGCGTTGTAGCGCCTTCCCTTATTATAAAAAACGTGGGGTTTCTTACCGGGTGGGATGTGGGGGATAATGTTGTTATAGACTTAAATATCGGTCAGACTGCTTTAACTGAGTATAAAAGGGTTTTAGGTATCAACGCTTACTATTCCCAAAGTGGCGCGGAAACTGTACATGTTTATTTAGGAGATAAGAAGGTCTAATGGACTCAATGCTGCATCCTCAAGCCGACTCTGTTACAGTAGCAGAGCTAATAGAAAGACTTTCAGCCTTAGAGTCCCGTAACTCTTTAGGTGCTGCCTTGCAGGGGGGTACTGCTGTAACTTACGATGCTAACGGCAGAATCATTAATCTAAACGCCTCTTCTATTAACGCCGGCAGCATAAATGCTTCAATTATCTCTGTTTCTAATATTAACGCTTCAAATATAAGCTCCGGGACTCTTTCTGCTGACAGGATAGGAGCTAATTCTATAGAAGCCTCCAAGCTTTATGTAAGTGAGCTTTCTGCTATTTCTGCTAATTTAGGCACTATCACAGCAGGAAATATAACAGGAGCACTTATAAAGACTTCTCCAAGCGGACAGAGGGTGGAGCTGACTTCCAACGATTACATAGAACTGTTTAATGCTTCCGGTCAATCCAACGGAAAAATATACGGCACTTCTACTGACTTGTTGATAGAAGCTACAAATGCTGTTGGAGTAGGATTTGTAAAGATTATAGGACACGACAGTCCTGTAGGGGTAGGCATATACGGAGGTTGTGTTATGGATGCTCTTTTTACAGAATCTATAAATTATGGGGGGGCTTACTTAAGTATGGATGCTAATCTTGCTGTAAGCGGTTGGGGATCCTTTGGTGGAGATGTTGATTTAAACGGACACATTTTAAGTGAAATAGGGTATTTGAATTTTAACACCTCCAATAACAGCTCAACCGACGGTAGGATGTGGTATTACAACGCCGGCGGAGATACAAGATACTTTAGAGCAAGGCTCGTAAACTGGAACGGTCAGTTTGATATGACCGGTTTTTAAATATGATAGGTAAAATTAAAGTAAAAGAAAATATACAAGGGAGGATAACAGAGGCTAATAAGAACTATGTCTTTGACCGGGATGCGGAAAAGTTAGACCCCTTGTTCCCGGAGGAAATGGGCAAGTCCTACACAGGTTTAAAGCAGAACAGAAAAAGAATGCTGGATAAAACTGAATTTCCCGACAGACTTCCTACGGCAAGTCTTACTCCATATCCTATTGATGAGGATGATTTTATAGGGCAGTTTGAGTCTAAAAAGAATCTTTATCTTACCCTCGCCCACGCTTTTAATAAAGCAATGGAAAGGATTGAGGCTTTAGAAAAGCAAGTATCTGATTTGACAAATGTGTAATATACTTCTAGAATTTAACGATGATACTTTCTAACCTGACTATGTTAACCCCCGAACAAGTAAAAGATAAAATATCTCTTATAGAACAAGAGATAAAAAAGCTTAACGAGATACTTCAGTTATCTATAGAAAAGAGAGCCTTTTTACAGGGTCAGCTTCAGACATACATGTATTTACTTGCAGACCCGGAGGAAACTCCCGTAAAGGAGCCAGAAAAAAATGTTAAAGGGAATTGATATCAGCGCCCATCAAGGTACTATTAACTTTACTGCTTTAAAACCAGCTATAGATTTCGCAATAATTAAGGCTACTGAAGGAACTGTATATAAAAATCCAGTACTTTCTGTCTACGCCAACGGCATTTTAAATCAAGGGATTCCTGCTTTTTATTATCACTTTGCCAGACCTGATGTAGGTAATACCGCTGAGGCTGAGGCAAACTTCTTTATAAAGACATTAAAAGATAATAACCTTTTAAGGGTAGGGACGGTTCTCTTTTTAGATTACGAACCTCCTGCCTGGAACGGAGATGTGGTTGCGTGGTGTAAGAAGTTTTTAGATACCGTTTCGGCTCAGTTTAAAGGCTATAAACCTTTAATATATTTAAACCTTAGTCAGACTAGAAGCTATAACTGGCTTCCTGTTATATGGGCTAATTACGGTCTTTGGCTCGCTTATTATAACCCTCTTATGCCTTCCGTTCCTTGGTCGGTAGTTGCATTTCAGCAAACAACTAGTACGGGTTCTGTTCCTGGTATAACAGGCAATGTAGATTTAGATGTGTTTTATGGTGACAAGACAGCTTTAGCGAAGTACGGATTGTCTTCAGAAGCTATAGCTACAATAGATCCCCTCGCTATTTGTCAGGCGGAACTCAAGACTGCTAAGGCTCAGATTTTAGCCTTGCAACAGCAGATAACCAACTATGACAAACTGTTAGCTGCTATTTCCGCATTACTGCGGGATTTCAAGGCTTAAAATGAACTTCAAAAACGCTGCCCGGAGTAAATCCTATATGGTAAGAAGGCGTGCCCGAAGGTTCTTACAGGAAGACCTTTTAAAGTACTTAAACAGAAGATCTATTTTTAGTAAATATTTAGAAAAATTTAGAACTCTTTTTAGAGAGTTTTGGGAGGAAGTTAAGTGGAGCAAATAATTGCACTTGCTGTGGTGACCGAGGCTGCTACGGAGTATATATTTTCAGACATACCTCTTTTCGAGAAGTATATTAAAAAGCTTTCGATGGTGGTGGGTATTGTTATAGCGCTACTTTTTAGAGCTGATATCTTTATCCTTTTAGGCGTACAAACCGTAAGCCCGGTTGCTGCCTACGTTATAACGGGTATTCTTATCTCAAGAGGTAGTAACGTCTTAAATAACCTAATAACGGTTGTTCAGAGCCGTTCTGATAAAGCCAAGCCTGAGAATAATGCCTTATAAAGAACTTGTATTAAAATCCAAGGCTCAAGCTGAAAAGCTCCGACAGGAGTTTACAGACAGGTATGGAAAAGAAGAAGGGGAAAAGAAGTTCCGGGAGGTAGAAGCGAGGAGTCCCAAGATCGAGGATTTACCGGAGAGAGTACCTGTTAGTTTTCACCATTCTAAACGTCGAATAAACCTATCCAGGAAGTTTGGCGGTCATTGGAGGGGTGTCTAATATCGGTTTTCTAATAAAAGTCTCTCTACGGGCATTGTAGCGCTAAATCGGACTATTGGGCTACACTACAGCCTAAACTACCCTCAAAAACTGCAGCTGCGTAGAGTTGGTGTATTTTAGGTGGGGTATAACCTCTACTTCTAAGTTCGTCCTCGTATTCTTCCACTCTACGAAGTCCCACGTCCCATTCTTTCTTAGCTTTTTCGGTTTTTGGATTCTCTCTTGCAATCGTCCACTTAACAATTACATCATATTTAGTCTCAAGTTCCTTATTATCCATTTCTTTTAATGGTTTTAGCATTTTTTAGCATCCTTATAAATTCTGGGTCTATGGAATAAAACTTTTTAAGTAATTTCTTTATACCCTCTTCGGTAGCTTTCGGGTCTGCGTACATATTCCCCATGGCAAAAAGGATTTCTTTTAACCGGGTATCTTCTTCAATAGTATGCAAAGCCATAGTTTCGGCATACTCTATGGCTTGCAGTAAATCTTTTTTAGTTTTAGGCTGGTAAGTCATCGAAGTTAACCTCGATATCGTCTAATGTATCTGAGACTTTTTCCTTGCCTTTAGCTTCGGCTTTAGCTATTGTTTCGGATTCCTCTAAACCATCTTTTTTAAGCAGGTAGTCTTTCCAGGAAGCTTGCATAGCTTCAAGCTCTTTTCTGTATTCTTTTGTTATTTCTGCTGTATCTGTTCTGAACCCGGCGTAGCTGTAAGTTACACTCTTGCCATTTGGTAATGTGGCTGTTCTTGACTTTGCTTCGGCTACAATAAGGAGGTTATAAATACCCCCGGTTGCTTTTCCCGTCTTCACGAGCTGGGGAAGTACCTGATTTCTGAAGTCAAAAAGTGCCGTGGAGCGAAGAGACATCATAAATATTTCCTGAGTGTCTTCGTTTACTCCAACCAAGGCGTAGACCTGATCCATCTTAGTTTCATCGTTAAAATTGGGTGCTTCTCTATGTGCTAAGGCTAAAACCCTAAGCTTAAGTTCCTTGTAGAACTCCTTGGTAGCATTATTTAAGAATACGTTGTTTGGACAATCTGAGCCGTCTGCAAGTATTCTATCTTCGGGTTTGGTCATAGGACCTACGAACTTATAGAATGGAAGCGGTAAATCTGATACGGGTACGTTTTCAAGCCCTGAGATTCCTATTCCTCCATTATCGGTAGTAGTAAGACCGGTTTCTTGTTTTTTAACTAAATCTTTAGTCATTCTTTTGTTCCCTTCTAATACGGTAGTTCACACTATCGTATCTTAACAGCCAAAAATAAATAGTACCTCTTTTAAGTTTGCGGACGGCTGACTCCCCAAACTCTCTTTTTAAAATATCCGGTATGGCATCGACCCGGTAGACTCTTTGTCCATTAATTTCGTAATTATAGAGCTGAATTGCTCTTTTTATTATTTCCGGTCTATACTTTGATTTTGTTTCCGTCATAAGGATATTCTACTTCTGCGTGACATAAATGTCAACTTTAAGGTCTTTACAAATCTTCTTAAATTTTTCCCTAAGCACGTTTATGTCCAAAATAAATACTTCCTGTATCTTTTCCGGGGACCAACTTGCTAGGTAGTACTTCTGTAAAGCTTCCATTTCAGACCTTTCAAAGTGACTTGCCATAAAGCCGTGCGTTATGCTCATGGTCAAAGCTACTTCCTCAAACATATTCTGAACATCCGTTCCCCCCAAGAAAACTATTTGAGAAGGAGTCAGGCTTTCAAAGAACTTGTCCATTTTAAGACCTATCTCGTGGATATCCTTATCTGTTATAGGCGATATCTCAACGCTAAGTTTTTTCCTGGTTCTTCTTGCTACAATAGTACTTACGATTCCATAATAAAAACTAAGTATTTTATCCACCATATTCAAAAGTGTCCTGATATCCGCAGATATCGCAGACTTCTCCTCCAATTCTTATACCTGTGGCAGGTTGGTCTAAATTTGTTACTTTATGACAACCGAGGTGATGGCAGTCCGGGCATAAATACATAGGTATCTGCATCTTTAAATGCTCCTCGTATTTATCCTTGTATTTGGGATTAGTTTCAGATAAAGGGTCTCTGTTATCAATAGGCACTCTTTTAACATTCTCCCCATCGAAATCTTGAGATTTTGAGCTGTTTTTATAGGTTGTTTTATCAGGATCGTATTCGTCCATATATTTAATTACCCGCGCTAGGCGCAGTACCGCCTAAAACTATTATGTAAAAAGGCAGCTGTTACACAACCTCACCGCGCCGAGCGTGATGCATCACTCTAAAAAACACTACTTGTGTATCACAGAGTCGATAGATAGAATATTAAACCAGAATACACATTTGTCAATAGATACTTTATACCGGGGGGTTTATATATTCTACCCCTACCCTACTTTCTGCCGTCACTTCGGGATAAACAACCTTATCCCTTTCCATTAGGGTCTGGTACATCTTTTTCCACCAGGAGGCATTTTCCATATTGTCTTGGTACAGTTTGAAACACAACTCCCTCGCTTCGATTCTGAGCTCTTTTTTGGCACTTTCTGTAAGGGTGTCCCCCTCAATATTTTTTAAAAGTTCTTCAAACCTGCTTTTAAGTTCAAGCATATTCTTTCATCCTTCCCGTCTTGAAGTCTGCATCAAGCTCCAGTTCAAAGGTAAAACCGTTTCTGTTCTTCTTAACATCCACCACAAGTTCGTTTTTAGAGTCTTCTTTCCTTTTAAGGACAATGCCAAGATCTGCACAGGCTTCAATCGTTCCCGAACCTTTATACCCAAACGCCCCGGAAGTCCCTGTTTTTTGGGATTCTCTACTTACCTGAGAGGCTACTATGACACAAATCTTTTCAGATAAAGCAAGATTTTGGAGTTTTCTTATGGCGTTGGAAAGCTCCTCGTACTCATCTTTTCCTCCGGCAAGGTTTTGCAGGAAGTCAACAACAACAACATCTAAACCCTTATCTGCAAGCTCTCTTTTAACGTAAAAAATAACTTCGTCTATGCGGGTTATTCCACTAATTATGCGGATTGGTGAGGTTAAGATACCTTGTAGCGCGGAATCCCTCTTATCCTTGCTTTCAGGTGTCAGGCGGTCTTGTATCATATCGAACTCAGGAATGCCTGTATTTATAGCTGTAAGTCTCCAAGCAAGCCTAGTTTCTACCATTTCTGTAGACAGGTATAAAACCTTAGCCCCGTCTTTTAAAGCATTGTTAGCAAGATTCAAACAAAACCAAGACTTACCTATAGAAGTGTAGGCTCCGACTACCCACAGTTGTCCCTTCTGAAGTCCGCGGGTAGCGGAGTCTATTCTCCTATATCCTGTAGAAAATCCCCATAAATCCTTTCCTTTATAGAGTTCTATTTCCTTTTTCATCTCCTCAACCAAAGTCTCTGACGTGATATCGGTTTCTAAGCGGGATTCTGTAAGGTTAAAAAGCTTGTGAGCTACGTCCGTTATCAGCTTATCTATAGTGTTATTGGCGTAGTTTTTGCTATCTACAAGAAAACCACCTATGTTTTTTAAAGCCCAGGTACGCTTGGCTTCCTTGATATGCTTTAGATATTGATTTAATTCCTCTTTATCAAACTCGTGTGAGGATCTACCAAGTTCCCTAACAAGCTTAATAGAATTTTCATCACTAAAGCTTTCTTCTAAGGTGAAGTAGTCTAAAAATTCCTTTTTACTATAAAGGTCTACTATTTTGGCAAAAATTTCTTTATATCCCGGAGTTATAAAATCTTCTGGCGACAGTTTAGCAAGAACTTGATCTATAAGATAAGGTGTTTTTATTATTCCACCGAGCAGAGTTTTCTCGTAGTTCATTGATTAATCCCTTACTAAATTTTTAAGTAAGAATATTATGTATACTATCGAACAAATATGTCAATAACCGATAGTTTAGTCTTCTTGGCTAAAGCGGTACACCAAGTAAAAAGACCAAGATATAAAAGTAAAAAATGCATTGACGAGGACACTTCTTATTGGAGATAAGGAGTGCGCTACAGCTCCATTTCCTGTTAAGGATAGTAGGGAGAGCAGGGCATTAATTAAAGACCCGATAGCAACGCCTGAAACCAGCATTGTAAGGATTTTATTCATGGGGGTAGCCTCTCTTTTTATTACTTTTCTTTCTTCAATGAGTATTTTAGTCAGATAAATGGCGGGTGGGACCGCAAGGAAAGCCAAGGCAAGGTTTGTTAAGTTTAAAAGGTCTCTTATAATCATATCTTATAGCATTCTATCACTTTCTTTTCCTAGTGGTAAGTACGTTTAGCACCTGGGTGGTTAGATTAGTCTGGTTATCTATGATACCTTTCAACTGGACATTGGTTTCTGTATTTCTGTTAAAAGCATCTAAAAGCTTATCTGAGGCATCTGAAATAGCATCGTCCTTTTTTATAATATCTTCCCTGTGGTTTTTTTCTTTTTCCTTCATGTCTTTCCATACAACGGTTAAGAAGTATAGTAAAAGTCCGGTTATTCCGAGATCTAAAATGCCTTTAATATAATCAATAGTTTCCATGGACATCCACTAATTTAATATAACTATCTACTAAAAGAATTGCATCAGCCTCGTCATCTATAAGGTTATCTTTTAAGCTTATAATCTTGGCTTTTTCTATGCTTTCCTCTTTGGTTTTTATATCCTGTAGTCTTTTTAAGGTCTTATTATGTATAAAATCTACCGTATCACACTCGGCACAGGCTTGAGAAAAGATAGCACCACCGATAAGATTTAGCATTCTAGTTACCTTACCATTTCTAACAGCCAGGGGCTCCTCTATAACAACGATGGTAGGTTTATATTTTTTAAATATTTCGTTAAATCTGGAAACTATTTCCCTCAGTTTCACAAGGGAATACGTGCCGGGGAACTCAAGATAAAAAGACTCCTTATAAATACCGTTCTCAAATACTGCGACTCCGCAAAAATGGGAACCGGAATCAATACCGATAGTAATACAACTCATTTGTTTCCCCTCTTTCTTTTAACTGACATCCTACACCCCCTAGTTTATTTTAAATAAATAATGGATACCGTCTATATCAAGTATCTCTGCTCCATATTTTACACCTAAGTACTGTGGATCAACAATAGACTTAACCCACTCGTTCCCGGCGTTAGGCACTCCCCACGGGCTTTTACCGGGGTAGTTTTCTATACCTATAGTAGTTTTAGCCACTCGTATCCCTTCCGACAAAGCTTGTTCCCAATTATTTAGCTGGTGAAGTATGGTTGACAGGACTGAGGTATTAAAAGCCTTATCCTTAAAAGGAAGGTCGTGAGCATCCCACTTTATAGCTTGTAACCCCCGCTCCAGGCATTTTTGGACCAACCAGTGCGTATATTCAACTCCAATGCCCCCCTTTACTTCAGAAAGAAGGAACCCTCCATTACAGCCTATATCTACATACATAGGCTTAATAAAAGGCTTTAAAGAGTCTATAAGGGTATCATTTGCCGAAGACCAGCCCCTGTCTATTAAATTCGGATAGACGTTCTCTTGCCAATGATCTGCCATAAATCCTCCCATCTATAGCCAAACTTGTTTTTCTCTTCAAAACGCCACTCGTGGAGATAAAGCATTTTAATATCTTTTGGGATATCAAGACCGTGCTTTGGCATTCCGGGAAGGTAATCCTCTATTCTTTCCATATGCCCTAGTACCTTTAAATCGCAAAAACTGTCTGCATACTCCTCCCCCTCATTAAAAGGCAAGATAAAGTATTTTGGGTTTAATCCCCACATATTTAGTATTTCCTTAGCTGTAGCTACATCTCTGTAAGGGGGTTTATGCGAGTGCCAAAGCCCGTGTACAGCGAAGAAATCCTGCGTTCTACTCCTTAAAAACCTAACAACCTCCATATTATCAAGTAGAGTCTTCTTACCTCCCAGAGCTACTATCTCACCGTCAGTCATGGATTTTTCTATAGCGTGGGTTTCTCCTAATGGAGTTATTGCGTGAATTATCTGAACTCCGTACCTATCACAGCCATAACAAAATACCTTTAAATTATCAATATCCGTATCTGCCGAGACATCGTCGTTTCTGATTATTAAGCTTGACATATAACCCTCCAATCCCTCACTGGCATGTGCATAATACCCTCTTGAGTAAATTCAATGTTTTTAAACCCGGCTTTTTCTAAAAGGTCTTTCATTTCTTCTTTCTCATAAACATAGTGATGTAGAAGTATGGGGTCTATTTCCGTATCTTGGTTGCCGTAAAGACCCCAGCGACCGTGAATATCTCCGTCCAGGTACATTTTTACAGTATCTTTAAGGCTGGTAAACTCAATGGTTATAGTACCCCCTTTTCTAAGTACCCGGTGCCAATCTGATAGTATCGCCGGGAACTGCCACGCATAAAATGATTCTATAACGTGCGTTGCTATAATTTCTTCTATTTCCCCGTCACGAAAGGGTAAAGGCTCTCTTAAATCATGTGTAATATCCGCGCCTTCGCAGAGATCTACATTTAAAAAACCCTCTACCGGAAGATGCCCCCCTCCAAGGTTAAGACTTAGCATAGACAATCTCCTTATATAAATCAGTAATCCCTTTACAAAACCCTTCCCACGTAAAATGAGCTACTTGGGGGGCGGTGTAAAATCTCTTTATTTCTGTTGTGATGCTTTCCACATTCCGTTCACATGTATGCAATGTTAAATATTTTGCTACCCCCACACCTGTGGTAAGAAGCGGTTTATTTATTGCGGCACATTCCATAGCTATGGTATTAGCCCCCTCATCTTGTGAGGCAACTACCATAAGATCTACAGAATCATAGAACTTTTGCATATCCGTAACTCCCAGCTCTCCCCCGGCTACCTCAAGCTTTATCCCTAATTTATCACAGGCTTCTTTAACTAGGTAGTATCCTTTATAGATTCTGCTTTCTTCTGAGTTATTCTGAAACGCCATACCTACCGTGAATCCTTCTTTTACTTTAAGGTTTTCAAAGAACAACCCGTCCGAAATGCAAGTAGCATCGGTAAATATTGACAACTGCTTGGGATTTATAACATGGGTATTTATACCGTTGTCTCTAAGGAACGGGGGGATCCAGTCAGGAAACCTAAAACTTCTTATAGACACTAAAACAGGCACTTTACTCCCTGTAATAAGTCTCTGATAGGGATAAATGTCCCAGTTATTGAAATGAATCAGGTCGTAACCTTGCGGGAATTGTGCGGGAATTGGGTCCTTATAACTTGCTATATCAATATCTACTCCATATTTCCCGCATATTTCCCGCATCTTTTTGGAAATACGATCCACTATCCAACCTTGCCCGTCTGAGTATAATAGTACTTTCATTACTTTTTCCTTAAATGGTTAAAATTAAATACTTCCGTAACAGTCTGCCTTTTCCCACAAACATCGCATTTAGATATACGCCAGACCGGGAGTTTTCTTAACTCGGCGTTTGCAATGTTATCTAAAGAATCCCCATATTTAATACCACAGTCGTAGCAAACCCAGGCAGCCTTTTGTAAGACCTCTTCTGTTATTTTTACTCTCCTCATTCTAACTTCCTCCTAATGTCCATTATACTAATCAAGGTTAGGATAAGTAACATACCGTGGAAATCTTTGCTTATAACAGTCACTATAAGTAGCACAAAAAGCAAAACTTCCTGAATTAATATTATCGCTAATTTCATTTTAAATGCGGGAAATAAGCAAACTCCTTGCTTCCTTCAAACTTTGGGTTTCTGTCCGGACCTTGGACAAAACCATCGAAATAATTACAAATTAGATCATAAGCCCTCATACAGTAGTCAACGCTTAGTTGGTCACGTTTACTGCCTTTACATATTTCATCCCACCACATCTCGTTAAAAGCAGCTACTTCAGGCGTGTGTCTTCTTAAAATAACCGTACAGGCGGTAAGTCCGAAGTGTTCGGGAAAGAAATTATCCCGATATCTCTGCATCTGTGCATCTATAATAGCCGGGTCATCGAGCTTTAGTTTTTTACACACCTCAGCTTCTTCGTAGGCGGAATCCCTTAAGGGGTGTTTGAACATACAAAGGTCATCTTCCTGCAGATATTTTTTTATAAGGTTGTCTATTTTAACCAGGGGTATAACATTTCCATCTATCCAAAGGCTATAAGGTGCGTTTGGAAAGACTTTATGAGCCATTGCCTTGTAGTATTTAGCACGTCTTACCGGGTCTTTTATCTGCATCACTTCTTTACTCATGAGAAAGGGGTTCCAAGCCCACCTAGCTTCTTTTCTGACACTGCTATCATCGTAGAACAAATAAAAAGAATCATTGTTGCCACGGATATTGCTATTAAACTTTAAAGGCGCATCTTTTCCTCCGGCTATTGCCGTATAAATGTAATTATTACCCATTTATTTCCAAAGTCCCTTCGTTAAGCAGTCCCGCTAAATCCTCGGAAAAACTACTCATTACAATAAAATTAGTAAGAACCCCCACTACCATAGCTTTTTTATTCTTGTCTCCCTTAGACTCTTTCTCAGCGTACTCAATCATACTTTCCTTAAATACTTCTTTAATCTTTTCTTCCAGTTTTATAGTTTCTTCCATACTAATCCTCCAAAGAAATTACTACAGCAAAGCCGTTCTCTGCCTTATCGTCCCTATCTAAGTAGTCTATAACCTTGAAATCAAGATGCCTACAAAGTGCTAAAAATGCCTCTGTATCCCATACCGACCAATGTCCCAGGGGAAATTTAAAACTAGACATTGTTATCTTCCCGGAGTGTCTGTCTTCTAGTTCTTGTATAGTAGTAATAGGTCTTCCTCTATCCGGGGTTCTGTCGACGTGCGGTGCTATTATAAAAATATACTTCCTTGCTACCCTTTTCCATTCATACAACGCAGCGAGGGGATCCCAGAAATGCTCTATAACATGTGAGCTTACCACAAAGTCGTAAGACTTATCCGGGAAAGGTAGGCTGTCTCCGGGTGCTACTACATCTACCTTTATTGGCTCTACGTTCGTCCCCTTGAGCATTTCAAGCTCAATAAGCTTATATTCCTCATCTCTGCTATCTGTTATGTCTACGTTGATTGTATCGAGTCCAAAGGGGTTATGGTTAGCCCCACCTATTTCAATACCTTTTAGACCGTCTAAGTATTTATGGGCAAGCACCGATTCCGGGAACATTATTTAAAAGTGCCTTTAAAATAATCAGATAACCACGCTACAATCAGGTAAGCAATAAGAAGTAGAGACCCCGCTATTCCGGTTGTTAAAACGAATAAAAATAATATTAATACAACGTACATTAGTGTTTCCATTAGACCTCCTTGCAGGTAGTTTGGGCTATAAGTATGCATAAAGCTAAAATAGTTACCACGTGAAACCCAACAAGATTACTAGTAAGCATAAACATAAAAAAAAGAGCAAGACCTGTTAAAATTATAGTAAGCATCGTTTTTATATTTTCACTCATACTTTTTTACCTCCGCAAATTTTATAGGGAAGTACCATTGAGTCTCCTGACCTACAGCCTTTTCCCTTCCAAATTTAATAACATCCTCGCTTTTAAACGTCCAGATCTCCTTTTTTCTTTGGTCTACAAATATCATAACAGGTATCCGGTTGTTTTTGATTTTAGTTATCACGTGAGTCTGCACCGAAAGCTCCTTTGTCATCCACAAAACAGCCTTAGAGAAGTTCACAAACTTGGTATAGTCTTCCCGATGGAAGTGACCTACGTTTATTGACATAGCGTGACCTCCAGGCTTTCAACTTTCATGTGTTTGAACTTCAGATTATCTTTAACCACTTTTCTTATGTGATTTTTAAGCTTTTCTATCTCTTTGTCGGGGAGTTCTTTTTCAGACTCCGTGGAAATCGTCATAATCTGTATCGGCTCTTTATTCTTCAAAGAGATCTTGTGACCGGGGAGCCCAAACTCCGATAGGAGGTTATTTATCTCTTGTAGAGGACCTCCTGAGTAGGTAACTATTCCCTTCACAACGAACTTATAATTAAACATTTCCAATGAGAATATTTTATTACATTATACATATCTGTCAAGGGGTATGTTACAGAAATGCCCCCATTATTTGCAGTCTAATGGGGACAGGGGCGGTCATACTGAGCAATGAATGTCCCAATGTTCTCCAGATAAAGTGATGTTCGCTATACCCGTTTCAATTGGAAACATGTTCTTCTTCTGTGCGTAAGACCCCTCGTATTCCAGGAAACTCCCGGTCAGAACGAAATACTTTTCGCACGTAGCTACTGTGCGGTTTCGAAGATCGATGGAACGACGGGGGACTTTTATAGACAACAATTCGTGGGTGTGCCCGTATAAATATAAATCCGCGTCTGTGTGCTGTGCAGTTCTCATTGCAGCCGTCAGCTTTGTGTGAGGATACCAGGCGTTTGAGGAACCGTGTTGCGCATGGACAATGTAATTGTTTTTGCGCACTTTCAGTTTCAAAAATGCCGAGTAACCCCCGAATGGAACCTTAAGCATGTTGGCTAAAATCTTGGAAACACGAATACCCGAATCTTTCCAGATGCGTTCTTCATGGTTACCTTCCAAGACAACTAAAATCTTATTCCGGATGGGGAGTAAAACTTCGTACAAGACATCAAGCTGTACCTGCGGGCTCCCGGTCTGTTCAACCCAACCGGCTCCCACGGAGTTTTTGCTTGCTGCCTCCATTAGATCACCCATGAGTACCACGTAGCAATCGGTCCGTTGAATAAACGCTATGGTTTTTTCAAACTTTCCGATATTACAGGTAGGTGCACCGAGATGCGCATCGCCGACCGGGACTAAAAGCAGGCTGCGAGCGTCGAAATCTCTTGAAACGGACCCCACTTCTCCTGTAGAAGATCCCCGAAAAATGTTTAACAGATTCGGTTCCTTTTCTTTGGTTTTTACTGTCATTGTTAGCTCCTTGTATCTAGGACTCTCACCTTCATACCCCCGATTAAAGCCCACTCATTGCACTCTTCTTTATCCAGAGTGAACTCAAGGGCTTGTTCGTAGGCATCACAATAATCCCGCCCCGTAAAAGTTATTACGATAGGGATTCTTCTTCCCAAACAGTCCTCAAAAACAAGCATCACTTCTATGGTAAGCATTTCAACGTCTCCTCCTCCCTTTCTTATGTCTCTTGGAAGAACCTGGGTAACATTTGTGGTATGCCCGATGACAGCGGGTACACCACGTTATCAGGTTCTCAACGGTATATGCACCACCCCTACAGCGGAAAATTTTGTGATGCATAGTAAGCGGATTGGCTTTGGAGTCAACGCAGTTACACTTCTGACACCTGTAGCCGTCCCGCTCAAGTACAATATTTCGTACGGACGATCTCGGACACAAGTATCACCTCCCAAAACGGATTTAGATTTCAAACTTCAGTTGTCAAAGAACAAAAAAAAGCGACCGTATTAGTCGCTTAGTAAGTACTCTATTCTTCTCCTTTATTAGGAAAAAGTTTCATTAACCAAGAATGAGACTATGAGATGTGTTTGTCAAGATATTTTATTATCCGCTTAAGTATGCTATGATTCGAGCTCTTATCCTTGTTGCGAAGGAGCGAGGTAACTGTGCTACCATAAGGTTTTGACCGTCCTTGTAATGCTATAGGATTTATTCCAAAGGACGGAGCAATTATATTTTCCAAGGCTATAAACATATCTAAAACATCTTTTCCGTCCCCAAAGGTTACTATTTCTATCGGATCTGCGTTTGGATTTTCTTTAAAACCTACCGTCTTAACAACAGCAATAATCCCGGCAGCCGCTCCGTATTCTTTAACTATCCCGGTACGTTCCGAGTTTACCTTTACTTCTACAATTTCCCGCGTATTTTCCATCACACCATTTTACCTTATTCTTCTAAGTAATTTTCTGAAAGCATCATCGCAGGCATTTCTCCTTGGGTATACTTGCACTCAGGATACCTGTTACAAGCCCAAAACACATTCCTGCTGCCATTATTAGTCCTTTTAACCAGTTCTCCCTTACCGCACGTGGGACAACTCGTTACAGCCTTAAGCTGGGGCTTTAAAAGCATTGCTGAAAACAAGTCGGACATATGTAACAACGTAGCGAGGGGGCTATTTTCTAACTTACCGTTAAGTACTGACCAACCGCCTTCTGCCATCCATAAAGCGTTCATCTCGTTTTCAGTTAGAACTACCCCGTACTTGGCACAGTAGTTTTGGACCAGCATTTCCTGAACTGCAAACGGATGTTTGATATAACTGTAGGTTATTCCATTATCGTCCGGGGTATAAAACTCCATCTTAGCAAGATCGTGTAAGAAAACACTTACTATAAATTCTTCCCGACTAATAACATTCTCACCATCATTATTCTTTAATCCTTCTGCTATAGGAAGTCCGAACTTAAGCATTTCCAGCATGTGCTGAATAAGACCTCCTTTAAAATTATGGTGATGGCGTTCTCCGCCGGGAGTTAGGGCGAGTCTTTCTTTCTCGGCTAAAAATATCCCGTATACCTTTGTGTCCTTTAAATAATTATCCAACGTAGCGAGGGGGTCAATCATTATTATTTCCCTTCAATCTGATATACCACTCAGATTTTAAACTATTAATATTTTGGTACACATAAAGCTTTAAGTCTTTCTGATCTACTAAATAAAAGGTTGACTTGCGTTTCCAAACTTCAACAGTAGTTTTCCTATCCTGCAAAACATTATAAGCCTCTGCAAATACTCCTCCGTGCATTATTCCAGTCTTTTCGCTATTGTTATGTCCTCATTCCCCCTACCCCCTTTAGTTTGTGAAAAGTTAATTATTGTTTTCCCCAGTATCCACAACTTGAAAGGCTTGAAGTAAACTATAACCAAACTTCTACGACTTCCGTCTTTATACTTTTTTGTTATTTCAATGTCAGGTCTCTTTGCACTTCCTGTAATCATTTATCTGTACCCCCTTTAGTTTGTGACCTATATCTCCAATCAGACCTAGAATATTGAGAACACACGGAACACCTTGTCCTTCCAAGCCTTTTAGCTATAACAGGGGGGGCTACTTTGCCGTAAAGTTCCCCAAGTATCTTAAAATCCCCATCTGACCATTTCTTCCAAGTTTTCATTTGTCTGTACCCCCTTTAGTTTGTGAAGGATATAGTCCCAAATCAACACCCTTCGCACCTTCTTGGGAAGCACCTAAATCAATACCCCAACCTGTGTAGGTTAACTGCTCGTTCTCAAAGTAAATATGTATATTGCCTATCTCAAGCCTATATCCCTTACCAAAAGGTTTTAACTGCATAGGCATACCCATTTCGTACAACTCATCAAAGTATTCTGCTATTGTGTTTTCTATTTCTTTCATTCTTGTCCTCCTTTAGTTTGTGAAAGGAAGTTTTCTGCTAACTTTTTTAGATGTTCTATTCCTCTTGGGGCGTTGATTTTCTTGGGTAGGTAGTCAATGTATCCCATTACCATATCCTTTCTGTCTTTCTCTAGGTAACTTACAAGCACCCACCAAAACCTTTCATCTTTCACCATAAAACCAAACTTACTTCTAATGTCTTCTACTAACTGCTCTGTTGTCATTTTTTAACCCCTGCTAAACTTTCTACTGTTGGCTCTCCGTACTTTTCTTTATCCCCGATAGCTTCAGCACACCTTTTATTTATTCTGCATAAGGCGTTGTAGTTATCCCTATTAACATCGCTGTCTAAAACCGTACTGTTGTAAAGTGCTTTGGACATTTCCCATATTTCCTTTGCAAACCTCCTCACCGCTTCTTCCTTGGTTTTTTTGCTTTTGGCGTTTATAAACTCCTCAACATACGAAACAGTGTCGTTACCTTCTTCATCGCACCATTTTGCCATTTTCATATTTTCTTCTTCTATCGCTTCTTCTCTTTCCTTTTGTATTAGCTTGAATGCCCACCGTAAAAAGACAGCTATTTCAGGGCTTATTTCAATGCCCGTAAGTTCAAACCACTTATTATGTAGTGTTACTTCCTCTATCTGTTCATCTATATTTTTCATTTGTTCTCCTCTCTTGAAACGGTAGCGAAAATAACTTGCTGTTCTGTGTAGTCTGTCATTTGGACTCCTTGTTGGGTTGGAGATACGAACTAAATCTATCTCTGATTTGGGTTCTAATACGCACTAAATACCCCTGCCCGTCAGAGGTGCTTTTATTTCCTATATCTTCAAGGAACTCCAATACTGCCAA